TAGAATTGATAAGGACAATAATAGTGGAAGTGTTGTAGATTTAAGTTTAGAAGTACCTAATGGTGTTTCGATATTAAAGTATGAGGGAGATCGTACTGAGAGGGATGCCGGTATTAATCCGATTGAGGGGAGTACGAGTCGTGCCGGACATATTGATACATTGTTTAATTTTACAGTGACGAGTAGTGTACCAGCAGTCACAACGGTTGCTTGGGGTATTGGAGTATCATTATCTGTAGGAGATTACGTATTGATGGGTGGAAGTACATATATTGTGGAATTGGGTGGAGTAGTCAGTGGAGGCACTCCAGGCACTCCTGGGGACCCCACAGCGACCCCTCCGGTGCCATCTACACCTGGTACACCTGCTGATAGTGGACCGAGTGGTACAGGGTTCTTTGTAGATGAGAGTGGTATTACCTATCGTTATATTCCACCAGAGGGATTACTCACAAGTATTGGTGCCGGAACATGGAGTACTATAATATATGTGATGAATGATTATCTGCCTGGTCAGACACGATTTGAAGAATTATTAGATGCTGCTGTTGCAAGGAGAGTAAAGTAATGCCAATACCAACCGTATATACACCAATACAACCAAGTACATCAATTGTGATGAAACCTGTTGTATGGTTACCTAATGTATGGACTGGTGTGATATGTCCACCGACTCCACCAGGAACCCCAGAAGTATTTACAGTTACAGTTACTAATTTTGCACCGGTCGTATCACCTGCTGCATATTTTGGTGATCCTGGTCTTATTGTTACATTAACGAGTACGAGTGGAAGTAGTGGTGTTGCAGGACCTGGTGGTACAGGAATAGCAACGGCAACCTGTACATTCCCTGGTACGATTACGATGACAGTGAGTGGAACATATACTGACTATCTGTTTCCTAATAAATTATTCAAATATCGTAATGATATACCTGGTACAGTACCACATGCTCCTGTACCTGTACCATCACCTAGTGGATATACTGCACAGTATGGAACATTAACTCAAGCAACAGCAGTTACACGTGGTACATATCTAAATCCTATTGGTGGTCTGCCTATTTCAGGTACACCACCTGTAGGTATGATTGAGGAAATACCACTTCCTATGCATATGCAGGAATATAATCCAGATCCAAACTATATGATTATTGTAGAATTTACAGTAGTCATCACAAGTAGTTGTGGTATTGGTGCTGGTACATTTCCTATTCGACAAATTGTGTATGATGACAAGGATATTGCATCTGCAAGGTTTGTCACTAAGGTAAATACTCAGGCAGGTCGTAATCCATTGTTTCCTAAGTTTTCAATATGAGAGGCGTTACATACATCGGTGCTCTATCTACAGGGCATATCTGTTATCCACCCACTGCTCTTACACAGGCATCACCAAATGTCCGTGTAAATTTCCTATTTGCAGGGCGTTTGGGCGATTTATTTGCTCCACATGCGTGTCCATGTTCAAATTGTCCGCCACCACACCTAATAAGACCAATTGCACAGGGTCCAGTCAACGTATATTTCAATATGAGACCACCTGGACGCATCGGAGACCTTATCGGATGCGGAGATCGCATCGCTCAGGGGTCTTTTAACGTGTTTGCAGGCACATTTTGACTTGACAAAGCGCAAAATTTCCTCTATACTACTCTTGTTCACATAAAAAATTCAAATTATGGCAATGCGTTCCAAGATTGGACTTTCCGGGGTGGAATTTGTTCAAGGAAAACCAAAAAATACTCGTCAAGGGTCATCACAGAACACAAAATTGTCTGCAACATCACGTAATGGCAAGAAAAAGCGTTATCGTGGTCAGGGTCGTTGAGAGTAGAAACACGTAAATCAATGGAAATGCTGTTTAATGCTAAGTGGAACCTTCCAAAAGCAGCAGCATACTGTAATCTCACTCATAAAGAGATGAAGATTACCTTTAACGAGTACTGTAATTTCCATCCACCTACTTTCATAGCAGAATGAGTCAACTAGTCGTCAACCTACCAGCACAAAAGGTCTGGGTTCGTAAGGAATACCTTAGGGATCATGTTGACGGGCATGGTGAATTTGTCGAGGGCGTCTGGGTAACTGCTAAAAGCATACCTGGACGTGCTTTTTATTTTGAGACATACCTACCAGAGTATGCTGCAATGTTCGACAAATTGCCCATCAGTGCCTTCCTGAGTCGCCCTGAGACGCCCGAACCTGACCTTGACCTAGCAAACCTCCAATTCTGGAATTGCATGGACTACGGGGTCCGCTGCATCGAGAAGCAGTTCATCGATTCTATGGACTTTACGATACAAACTCGTCATTTTGGATCGATGTCTGGTGAGTATTTGTTCACATTAGACAACTTCCATCCTGATATTGACATTACAAACACTAATGTCAGTGAAAATCCAGAAGAGCACAAGTCCCATAACTGCATTGAACTGGAAAACGGTCAATTTGCATTGTATCCAAACAATAGGACAAGGATCTTTGATCTATCCCTTACACCACAAGAACCAAAAGTACCAGATTTTAAAGTGTCTACTCAGTACTATCAGGTTGAGAGTGGTGTCAGATGGGGCAGATTAGGTGATACTGATGATTATTTTTGGAAAACACCCGAAGAACAGGGTGAATAAATATAAAGAGTTCTATTCTATACTAATTTGGAGGAAAATGGCAAATCAACCCGTGCCTGATCAAAGTGAAGAATTTAAAAAATCTGGAATGGTCCTAATTACGGACCCAAAATCAGATTATTACTTGAAAAAATCAGTAGAACAGAAAAAAGACCAGAAAAAGTAGATATATAAAGTATAAAGACGAGTCAAATGGCAGGAATATCCAAAAAATTTGTTGATTTGAATCCTAATTTTAATAAGCATCCCATTACTGGTGATTTGCCAGTAATTAAAAACGAGGATGCTATTAAACAGGCAGTCAAGAATATTGTATTAACTGCAAGGGGCGAAAGACCATTTCGCCCATTTTTTGGTGCTTCATTATCTTCGTCTATATTTGAAAATTTTGATCCAACTGTAATTGATGATTTAACATTAAATATTGAGGATGCATTAAATGCATATGAACCTAGAGTAGAAGTAATTGATGTTGATGTTTTACAAGATCTTGATAATAATAATTTAGAAGTAACTGTAAATTATAGAATTGTTGGAATTCCCCTAAATGAACAATCCCTCAACCTCGTACTAGAAAGAGTATAATGGCATTTAATCAGGTAACAAATTTAGATTTTGAAGATGTCAAAAGCAGTTTGAAAGCATTTTTGCGTTCATCTGACACTTTTACTGATTATAATTTTGAGGGATCCGTACTTTCCCAACTTCTTGACGTATTAGCATATAATACTTACTATTCAGCACTGAATGCAAACCTTGTCGCTAATGAGGTATTCTTCGATAGTGCTTCTATTAGAGAAAACGTTGTTTCTCTTGCAAAGTTAGTTGGATATACACCAAGATCAGCAAAAGCATCAGTAGCAAAAGTTACTCTTGATATTATTGTCAATCCAAAGATTGGAGCATTGACATTAAAAAAAGGAAATGCATTTATTGGTAGTAATGGTGATGGTTCTTATATGTTTAGTGTTCTAAACGATATCACCAGAGAAGCATATGTTGACACTACTGGTGTTCGTAAAGTAACATTTAACGAACTTGAAATTTACCAAGGATCTTTTTTAAATCTACAGTATACTGTAGATACATCAACTAAGCAAAGGTTTGTTGTTCCTAGTGCAGATGCTGATGTTGATCTATTAAATGTTATCGTTAATGAAATTGATTTTACAGTTCCTCAACGATATAGCAATGTTAAAAACATTACGGAATTGAATAGTGATGATAGAGTTTATTTTATTCAAGAGAATAAGAACGAACAGTTTGAGTTAATTTTTGGTGATGGTGTATTTGGTAGAAAAATGCGAAATTTGGATGTCGTTACTATTGAGTATTTGGTAACCAATAAGACCGAATCTAATGAATGTAGTGATTTTACATTTACAGGTCAATTAGAGTATGGTGGTGCAATATATTCACAAA